GCCTCTTCGCTCACTGCAACAACGTGCCATTTTGCAGCCGATTCGTCATATATACATCCCACATAAATATATTTTCCTGCAACGGTTGCAAGGGGCAAAGTTGTGCCTATTGCCACAAAAACCGCGTTCCAACTTATTGTCTTTGATACTCCATTATCTTTGATTCTTAAAGTTAATTTTTGACCATCATTTAATCCGTTTATTGGTGCGGCTATTGTAAGATTTACGGCTTGTGATCTTAAGGCAAATTGCGTGTAAATACTAGTGTCTACTGTTAGCGTTGTTTCACTTAAAGAACTACTTGCATTATAAGTCAAATTTTTAGTATAAAAAGAATCTCTAAATTTTAAATTATTACCATCTCGCCATACATTGCCGATTGTCGTGCTACCTGTTGGATAATCTGCGTGGTTTATTAGTTGACTTGCATTAATATTATTGCTAAAAGTGTTTACACCAGTAAAGGTCTGAGTTGCACTTAATACTGCATCACCTGCATTACCTGTTCCAATGATTAATTTACCACTACTATCATATCCAACTAGACCAACTTGAGTTCCTGATTGTATTAAACCTGTGATTGGCCCTGTAACTAGTATTTGGCCACCTATTGTTGCAGTTCCACTCATATTTAAGCTACTTATACCTGAAACATCAGAGCTGCCAAAGTTAGTATCGGCTTGAATATACACACCATTAGTTGAGACTATCCCTAATATTCCTGCACCTGTGTAATCAGCTTGTATAAAGCTAGTATTCCCAGATGTAGTCCAGTCTAACATATTATATGGACCTACGATTGTCAAATCACCTATTGTAACAACACCTTCAGCAGTAGCTTGTACTACATTAGTACCTGCACCATTCTGAACCTCTAGAACATTGTCTGAATCTAAAGCACTCCCTCGCTTAATAGTTAAAGCACCTCTAGTAGCATCAGTAGTAATCTCAGGAGTAGTGGAAGCATCATAGGCATCTTGTAGACTATCAGATGCAACACTTGCATTGATGGTTATATCGTTACCACTAGACACATCTAGAGTTACATTAGTTCCACCTGTTAAAGTTTTAAATTGTGCAATTCCTGCACCTGTTGTTTGCTTGAAAACATCTTCTCCACTTCCAACATTTGCTAGACTTTGAATAGGTGCGACATCTGCCCCAGTTGCTATTCCATCTAACTTAGTAATCTGTGCTGGAGTTGCTAAACCATTTAAAGAAGCAGTAGCATCTCTTATTATGTCAGTACCACCACTCACATGAGTTGATGCGTGTAATCCAGGCACAGTAGTGGGAGCTGAATAAGTACCAGTCTCATTTAAGAAATTAGTAGCTACACCTCCATCACTAAGAGTTACATTATTTACTGATGTTCCAGTTATAGCAGAATTTAAATCAACTTGAGGTGCAGTAGCACTTCCTCCTATGGTAATATTAGTGCTACCAACTACACTGGCTACCTTAGAATTTGCCAAGGTTGTGTTAGCAGCTATGTCAGTTGTATTAGATGTTATAGCATTTGATATACTTGCATCTAAATTAACAGTAGGATTAACTCCTGGAGTAGTAATATTAATATTAGTACCACCCACAACACTATCAACTTGTCCACCAGATAAAGAACTACCATTAACTACATTACCACCTCCATCTACTGCCAATAAAGTAACTGCACTAGTAGAACCTACACTACCTAAATTGACTGCTGCACTAAAAGTCTTAGCACCAGTGATCGTTTGAGGAGTTGCAATAGTCACATAGTCAGATAAAGAACCAACAGTAAAAGCAGTCTCAGTGCCAGCGTTATTACGATAATAAGGAAAACCATCTGACTTAAAGTAAACTCTGTAATATCCACTCTGAGGGTTTGTTGCTATGTCGTTTTGGAGTAAATCTATATGTGCCATGTATTCCTCAAATGATTTTCAGCTCGCCAGAAATCTCTAGTGAGCCAGTGCTATTTAATTTAATTCCAGTAGTTGCGTAAATGTCGTCCACTGGTATAATTTCTGCCTTGCTTACAACCCAGATTCTAGTGAAGTAATTTAACTCCTCTATTGTACCACCACCAAGTGAGCCACCAGGAGTTGATATTCGTACAGCTTGGGGTACTTCGATTTGATTAAGTGCTTTAGAAATGAGTTCAAAGTTTCTTCTCATTACTCTGAATTTTGACTCAAGGCTCATAGAATCATCATTCCCTGAGAATTGGTCAAACGCACTTAAATCAGGGACATATCTATTAGCCATTATCCTAGCCTACCTACTCCGAGTCCAGTTGAAGAAGCATCTAAATGGTAATAGTTTACTGCACCATCAGACAATCCTTTATTGAATACTCTAAAGTCAGATACATTCCAAGCCTTACCACCAACTAATGAGACAGGTAAAGCTACAACTGAATTACCTAGATACTCAATTGTATCAACAAGAACTCCATTGACTAGAAGTCTAAGATTAGATAAACTTGTATCAAAGACGATAGCAACAGTGTTTATTTGTCCAGCTGTTATCTCACCTGTGTAATTTAATGTTTCTCCTAGTAAGGTGAATGAAGTTACTCCACCACTATATTGATGGGTAATAGTAATTCCACCGACATTTATCACATCGCCCAAAGTAGCAGATATTTGAGTGGTAGTAAACAACAAAGTAAACCCAGTAGGAGGGATTATTGATGTTGCTTGATAAGTTACTGACGAGTTAGCCATTGGTTATACCAGTGTTGTCCATTTAGTGACTACAATATAACCACGATTAACACCAGTATTGTTGTGGTTTGTATTATCAAAAGTAAGTCCTGCATTAACTGCCATAATTATATCACCATTTGAATCCCAAGAACCTTGGCCAGCAGCTACAAAGTCAAGTGGTTTTCCATTTGCACTATTATCGTCAATAATCACCATTGAAAATGATTCAGGGAACTTTAAAGCTCCATCAAGGACAACTGTTTTAGTGGCATCACCACTATTAGTTACATTCATATTCCAAGCTCCAATATCATACTTACGCATAACATAACCTTGAGTTTGAGAAGCACCTTGAGCAATTAGATTATCTTGAAACTTAACTGTCTCAATCTTTACGCCATTGTTAGTAGTTTCCTCTGAGATAGTATTTACTTTTACTGCACTTGCACCAGTCTTTAGTAGCTTAGAGTCGATTAAATCAATGAACTGAGCTTCCGTTGGAGTGTCGCCAGTTTCGAAATAACCTTTTAAGTTTGCATCTGTTTGAATAGCCATTTTGTTTTCCTTATTTAAATTGATTCACCATTGAAGTACATTGCATAATTTCCTGTACCTAATTGGTCTTGTACTAAACCTACTTGACCAACCACAGCAGCATTTCTGTCAGTAGAAGTTGGTAGTCTCATAATGTTTTCTAGTGGATTTGTACGAGTAGCCCAGACTAACAATCCAGTTGCAAGTTCTAATTGGTAGTCTGCAACCTTATTGGAGTTTGAGCGAGATGGTCTATCTTGTACTCGATAAACTGTCTCTGTACCCACCATCTTAATGTTAGACTTATTACCACTAATCTGTAATCTAATTCTTTTGCCATTAAGATTCTTATCAAATGATATATCACCATCTAAATCTTCTGTGAAGAAACTAGCTGTCTGAACTGCCTCGTCATCTATGTAACCTTTAATGGTCAATTCTAAGTCACTAGGGTAAGCAGTGTCTCTTTCAAATGGTCGCATAAAGAAGTTTGTATTCTCATGCAATACCCAAAGAGACTCTGTTGAACCAGTTAATTCACCTAAGTCCACACTCCAACTATAATCAGAATTGTTACCACCAAAGTCATCAGTTGTTCTACGAACGAATCGACTAGACTCAGGGCCATCAAATGTTTCTATCTGTGTGATTGTATTGTTGCTAGTGTTAGCACCTACAATCATCATTAGAGAGGTTGTAGGGTCTATTCCCCTAACTATGCCTTGTCTAGAAGGTGGAGAAATCCAGTCGCTCCCAGAATAAGGACTCCACCCAATACCAACATCCTCAACGAGTCCAAGTCTAAGTGTTTTGTTAGGTTTAGAAAGGCTAGAATCATCTTTATACCATAGTATGTAATAACCATCTGGATGATAAATAGCTGTTGATCCAATAGCAGCTTTACGAATTTCGCTAGATACGAGCTGTTTAGCTCTATCATAACCCCAATTAACCCCATCAAAAACCCTTATTGTGTAGTCAGAACATAAAGCAATAAATCTGCTTCTATCCATAAATGATACAGAGCCAATGTCTGTAACTCCAACATTCTCGTCCATCAGAGTTGGTGGATAAAGAGAGCCGAAAGCAATAATATCACCAGGTGAGTTACCATTAAGCAGAGTGTTTAAAACAGATACTCGATAAGTAGAGTTCTTACAAAGAATAGTTAAGCTATCAGGGCTTCTGAATATGCCTTTAATAGAGCCATCTAACTCTTGAAACTGACCACCTGCGTAGTAGTAACCAGCACGAATAACCTTGCCACCAGTCTCAGAGTAGTAATAAGTAGAATCATTATCTGAGGCGACTGTGATATGACCTGGAGTTACTTCACCTACTAAACCATTTGGCAAAGGAGTGTAACCATAAGATGTTAAAAGCTCTCCACCTGCCAATAATGAATCAGACATAGCAATGTTATTTGTTCCACTACCAAGGGTAAAGGTGCTTCCAATAATCATTGTTCCTATGCCAGCTTGCCAATTATTAGCCTCTGCAAATGTATAAGTCCCAACCAGGCCAAATGTATATTGCTCGCCAGCTTCAACACCATAATCAGTTGTACGATAAACCTTGATACCAGTCCATTGAGTAGCGTAAACATCTATGGCAGATACCATAAATCCAGTTATAGGGTCAGGGTCGCCTATCTCCATTGAACCTATACCAGCACTTTTAAGATTCTGAGTTGAATCACCCTCAGTAGGGGCAATGAAACCTTGTATAGAAATAGTATTTTGCTCAATAGGAGTGTCACAAAATACAGTAGAGACAGACATTTCTTGTCCACCATATTCCATTAAGGCTGGGCCACTCTCTGCTGTTGTGATTCCATTGACATCACGATAGTAAGTGTAGATGAAACGATAAGCATAAGGGCCAGAACTAGCCACATTGGTTTCATTGATAACATTCAAAGAACCTACTGGGTTAGAAGAATTAAGTCTTCTTAATATTAACTCATTAGGATTACTAAGCTCTAAATAAGTTAGTTTGTCGTCTTGGAAAATAATTAAATCGTCTTTGTATGCTCTCATATTAGAAGCAGCATCAATGACATCAGTAATATTAATAGACTCAGTCCAACTACCAGAAAGTAAAGTTTTACTTACATAAATTCTATCTGATCTGTGAAGAATGTACTGACCAAGTGTCTGATGAAAGTATAAGTTGTGGACAGTTCCACCACCAGGCATCTCACCTATTCTCTCAGTTCCAGCACGAGTCTCTACATGGGTACGATATGATACAATGTTATTTGAATTACATACTTGAGTATCATTTATCTCACTTCTAGGTAAGTCTAAATTTACACCACCAAGAAATCCACTCTGTTGTCTACGAATTTCTCTGTCTGCCTGTTGTTGGCTCTTATTTCTTAATCTAGAACTCATACTGACCAGAATTGTGTGCTAGATTTTCCTATAACTTGATTGCTTTGAGAATATTTACTCCACGCTTCTTGGTCTTTTTCGTAAGTATTCTCCCAATCGCCACCATTACCATATTCTTCCCTGACTAAACGAGCCATAACACCTGATAGTAAAACCTTTGTTCTGTAAGCAAGTGGCAAAGTAAGTAAATTCTGCTCTGTTTCTAATTGCTCACACCAAGCGTACTGCTTCATCTGATAAAGAGTTGTAGTAGTTTTGGGGTTCATATTCTCATTGAATGTAATAGTACAAGCTACGCCAGGCTCAGTGCTTTGAGCGATAGATACAGGTATAAGGTAGATTGAATCGCCAAGGTCGTCTTGTATGCTTTGTATGTAACCCTTGCCTATGCCATTGACATTATCATAGCCATAGTTCTGAGGAGCAACATTTCTTGAGTATAAATCAGTAACAGCTCGCACATTAACAGGCAAGCTATACTCGTAAACTCCATCAGTGGTAGCTAAATAAGGATCAGGCTGTATTCTATTGAAGTTTGAATTGTCAGAAAGTAACTCATTCTGTACATCATTTATAATCTCTAAAATCTGTGAGCGAGTGCGATTATTATTCGCTGGAAATCGCTGAATGTAGGTTACTAACTGACTTGTATTCATTTTATTCCTCTAGGGATTGTTCACCATCGCCAATAATGGCACTAATGAGTTCATCTTTTTTCATAGTCGGCAGAGCTTTTACACCTTGTGACTTTGCTAACTTCTTCAAGCTAGGCATAGATAATGCTCTCATATCAGAAGCACTTAAATCTGTTTCGACATCTACAATCTCAGCTTCAATAACTTCTGCTTCAACGAAGACTTCTTTTTTCTTACTAGGTAAATCACCAAGCATAGCCATAACAAGTTTCTCATGTCCAGTATCAGCATAATCAAATTGACTTCCACTTGTAAGTTGATCAATTAGAATAGCGTTCTTAGAAGTAAGCATTATATCTGTTTGTCCACTTAGAACTTCTAAATATGGGAATCCCTCCGTAGTAGTATTTGTGATTGGCCCACGAGAGGTTTCTTTAGTGTAAGTTCGTTCAACTTCTACTGCTGATGATAGATGAATCCTTACAACTGTATCGCCATATATTTCGTTGTATGTTAGTGGTATTGACATTGCCATAATTTTGTTCCTTGTTTAATTTGAACCTTGATGATAATAGGAGAGAGGTCGAAACCCCTCCCCTAAATTTATATTATTTTAGTTAGTTCCACATAATAATAGTGCAGAAGACTTAGCCAAAATAGATGAATCAGTTTGTGAACCACTTGGTAAATCAAACTCACCTACACGCCATCCCTTAGTACAGAACATTCCGATACCTTGGTTTTTCTTGTAGCCTTGAATTTCATCTTCAAAGTGGACATCTTCCATTGAATACTCGTACAAAGCACCTTTACCTAGAATCATAGCAACATCAAAACGAGTGTTACCAGCAGCAAGGTTACGATTTTCAGTGTCACCAGCACCTTTGTAAGCGAAAGAAACTGCTCCACCACCGACAGTTGCGATAGGTGAACGAGGGTCTTCAATCATCAATAGAGGCCCGTAAGAACCGATTACATGTTTTATGACTTTGTTGTTCGGCCCACGCAAATCACCATCTTTGAATGTTTCGTAGAAGTTAGATGTTCCTGGAGACAGAATGAATTTCTTTTGGCGAGTTGGAATCATAAGAATCCATTTAGTTGAACCACCCATTTCGATTCCTTCAATGTTGCGTTGAAGTTGAATAGTCTCAATAAGGTCATCTAGAACTGACTGAGAAAGACGATTTCCAGCAGCAGGAGTACCAGGAGCAGCTGCAACAATGTTAGTTACATAAGTTCCAGGAGTTGAATCATAAGTTACAGGAGCAGCAACGCCAGCGTAGAATAAGTTAGCATTAATTCCCTGAGTCAATGATGTAGGAGCTACAACAAGGTTAGAAGAGAAACGCTCACATACAGCTTCACGCTTGTAACGACCCATTGTTTCTTTACCCCAACGAGCAAGTTGTGGTTTTGACTTCTCACGAATACCATAAGCATCCATTTCTTTAGCATCAATACCATAGCGTTCAACATTCACAGCATTTGAGAAGTTGTTAGCATAAACAGTAAGAGAACGAGTAGATTGTTCTTCTTCTGCACCAAGCTGTTGTGTACGACCTTCAACACCATTGCCACTAAGAGCTTTAAGTGTAGTGATTGTTTTTGAGAAAGCACCTGAATCGGCTGTTACTTTAACAACTGCTGCTTCTGGGATTGTTTTCTTTTCATCAGTTGAAACGACCATTGATAGTGCTTCAAATGGGTCATCCATTAATACTTCATCACGAAGTTTCACATCCCACGCTAATCTGCGTGTATCTGCATTTACTCTTAACATAATATTTTCCTTTTATTAACTCTAAGAAACACCAAGTGCTTGATATGCAATCTCAAGATTAGAACGCTCGTCAGCTGAATATTGACCTGGGTCTTTATTCGCTAATGTGTTGATAATAGCTTCAGCTTGTGCTTCACTCATACCATCTTTGTTGTTTGCATTAAACCCTTGTTGGCCTCTTGGAGTAGACATTGTATCTACTTGATTTTTGATTTCATTTTGTTTGTTCTGAATCGCTCTTTGCTCTAGTTGAGCTGGAGATTCAGATGAAATACCCCTAGAAGGAGCATAATTGGCATCTACTAAAGCATATTTGAAGTTGTTTGTATTCATCATGGTATCACTCTTGGCAATCTCATAAATCTTATTCATCTTCGCAATATCTGAATCCGATACACCTTGTGCTTTCAACAATTCTGGACGATTTATGCCCGAATCCACTAATTTGTTCAACTCTGTGAATGATCTGTCAGTTCTCAATTCTGGTACTGTACTAGATAATTCATCTATGTGTCTAATCTTGTTAGCGTGTTCTGCTTGCTCCTGAGTCATTCTGCTTGATACTTCTTGAGATTGGCGATACTTTTTCATTTCTGAAAGCTCACGCTTTAACTCAGCTGTTTCTCTAGCTTGTGACTTTAAGAAGTCTTCATCGTAAACATCAACATTGTCCAAGTCGTATTGTTTTGTCTCTTCTTTCATTTCTGAGGTAGAAGGAACAGCGACACCAATTTGCTTAAAGTAGCTTTCCCTATACAAAGGGTCTTCTTTTAACTTTCGCTCGTGTGAGGCTTTTCTTTGTCTTTCAGTATTTAACTCATTCGATAAATCATAATTGGCTTTTTTAAACCACGCTTCATCTTGAACTAATTCTGATTTGACTTCAACTTGTTCAGTTTGTTCGTTTTCAATGTTAGGTTCAACAGGGTTACTTTCGTTTGAAAGATCTGATTGTTCCTCAAAATGTCCGTTTGCGATTTGGTCAATAATTTCTGAGGGAGCGTCACTAATTTTTCGCTTGCCTTCTGATATTTCTTTAACCCAATCTATTTGTGTTTCTTCTTCTTGGCCTTGCATTTGCCTCTACCTCTCCTGATGGTTGCATTTCTCAATGCCCTACGGAATTATGGTTATTTACGAGTAACTACATTATGTAGGCTCGCTATTAATTAAAATATAAACAATTTATTAACAATCTATCAACAATTTATCAACACTAACCATTAAAATCTGATGGAGAGTTGTTAGAAGCGTTATTTCCACTACCTTCTCCACCTGCGATTCCTGCCTCATTTGGTATTGGCCCAGCTCCACTTTCCTTAGAAATTGCTCTATTATCTTGAGGAGGTTGACCCCCACCCATTCCAGGCATACCTTGAGGTTGTTGTGATTGTGCTTCTAGTTGTTTAGTTGTTGCATCCATTTGAGCTGTCTGAGCTTGAATCTGTTTCATTTGGAAAGCAGTGAATATATCGGCTGCCTCTTCCATCTTAGCTGCTTCATCTTCTGGAAGTCCTAATGACTTTACCATATACTTCTCATACATACTCTGCATAATTGGATTTGTTGAAACCCTTTTTAACTCAAGGTATTTCTGTAAGTTTTCTTGCTTCTTTGTACGACCTGCTGGAGACTCGCTTACCAAAACATCGTGACGAGGGAGATTACTAATCTCATTTTTCGTCTTAATCGAATTATCGTAATCAAGGAACTTACGATTTAATTCAACCTCTGTGTTGTTGGCGTTATCTTTTAAAACTCTTGGAGCACCACTATACACTTGTTTTGCACCATAGAAGTACATCTCACCTAAGATTTGCATCTGTTGGGAAATGGACATTAACTGACGAGCATTAGCTTTATTTGTAGCTTCTGCCTTAGAGTTAAAGAGAACCCCTGAGTCTCCAGCGTTGCCTTGTTGTCCTCGGTCAGCAGGATTAACATTAGCAATTTTATCCATTAATCTCTCAGGCTCTATTGAAGCTTTGAATAGATCATTTGGCACACCAGGTCTTTGTTGTAACATAATCTTGTTCTGATTATTAGAGCCAGGTTCGGTTACAAATGTTTGACCACCTTTGCCTTGGTTGTCTTTAAACTTCTGCATTTCTGCTGGACTTTGGAAAGCATCTGATTCTGCAAAGTAGTTATTCAACCCTGATGTACCTAAAGCATAAGTAATCTGTGATTGTCTTTTGTTAATTACTTCTTGAGTATCACTAATGAGGTCTACAAGTCCTTGTCTTTGTCCATAAACATTCTCATAAGACCATACGATAAACGGAAGTCTTCCGAATTGTAGTGGGTAAAAACCCTCTGCTAGAACTAAAGATTGAGATAAACCTGGTGCAAAGGTAAACACTTTACAGACATCCATATATTCTTCGTCAATTTTATAGCCAATACCTTGATTCTTAATAATTTGCTCAAGTGCTTCCATTGGCATTTGTTGATAAAGAATCTGATTAAACTTAGATTGTTCTTTACCTTGTGCATCAAAGACTTTACGAACCTTCTCACGCTCCATCCAAATAGCTTCAATAACTTTGTATTGACTACCTTTTGAATCATACCAATCAATAGACCCATCAAATGTAGGCTTGTCAGATGATTCATCAGAAGAAAATTGATTAAGGACAATAGAGTCGTCTACTTCTTGAGACTTTGTTTTAAATTGTTCTTTGACTTGTTCGGCAGTTAGCCATTGACTTGTAAAGGCCCAGCGACAATCTTTTACATCTTCTGTCTGCCAATTGTGGTCAAAATATGTTTGAGTAGGATTTCTAGGCCTAACATCAAAGTTACCTAGTGGGTCACGCTCGTAGTTGATGTACGGCTGTAATATACCTGTATGGATAAGACCATCACGCTTGAAACTGGCAAGTTTTGAATCCCAATTTCCAGTTGAATAGTCAAAATCATACATTTTCTGCATAACATCTGTTTCATCTTGATAACCAGTATCATGACATATAAATTTAGTCTGGAAAGGGGTGTCTTCTAATTGACCTAGCTTCTCTGTAACAGCTGGCATAATCAAATTGAATGTGTGAGCTGGCCTGCCCTCTTGGCGAAGCCTATCAATAGCATCTCCATTCCATTGACCTTTATTGACACCAGAATATTTAGCGAAATTATCAAAGATTCTATCTCTGTCACCATTTAGCCTGTCATTATCAATAGCAGCTTGGTATTTCTTACGCCAATTCATAATGTTATGGCTATCACTGTAATTCATAGGGAATTGTTTTGGATCATTCATCATTGGACTCGTCTAGATCAACATATAAAACTTTAACACCTGGATGGATAACATCAAAGGTTTCTTGGAAAGCTAATTTTAACTTGTCTTCTAAAGACAGAGCGAGGGGATTAGCAACCCCCTCTTTATTGTCTGAACTAAGCATTAGTTAGAACTGGAATTACATAAGTAACTCCTTCAATCTGAATACCGATAGTACCAGCCCCAGACATTGCAGTTAAAGCACGAAAAGCAGTAATATCTGCTGCTCCATCTGGAGTTTCTGTTGCAAGGTTTACTGAATCGTTACCACCTGTGCGAGTATATACATTGGCGTATTTGCCTGTTACTGTTGCAGCCATTTTGGCCTCCTATTGTTGTTGTTGTAGGGTTGATTCAAGATATGCTATGAACTCTCTGCCCTCTATGGGTCGATTAATATCAACTCTATGCACTTTTTTACAATTAGGACATTTTAATTCTATGACCATACCATCTAGTTTACCTAAAAAGCGACCACAATTAAATGTTTTTTCCCCTTTTGTAATTTCATTATCACATTTTATTCTTGACATCTGCCCCTCAATGTTAGGCCATTTACATAAAATATAAACAATTTATCAACAATCTATCAACATTTTGTTATTAAATGCTAGTCAACCAGTCGTTATCTCGCTTATCTGTACTGAATCTATTATTGTCTACGATGTTTTCGTGCATAGGAATACCATCGCCATCTACAATACTTCCTCGATAAGTCATTTCAGTTAATTCGTAATCTGTTGGTGGAGGCTTTGGGGCTTCTCTGCGAATTTCTGCACAAATATACCTAAGTACATCAGGCCCATCATCGTCAATATCCTCTGCTATCTCTTTAATTGTACCAGCTTTCCACTTCCAAGTAGATAATTGATCTATCAACTCCCAACAATTAGGGTGAATAGTAATCTTATTGTCTGTGAATCTCTTAGAGAGCCACATTCTTGAGCCATCTTCACCAATCAAACCACGAGTCTTGTCTGACTTTGAAAATCTTACCCCCATCTTCTGAAAGACTTGGGCAGGAGAAATAACACCTGTCTCATTAAATATGGCTGCATCTGCTATCCTTCTTTTGATAGGTCGGCCTAGTTTGCTGTCAATCATTCTAATGTCTTTAGCGATGTCCTCTGCAACTGTCTCACGCCAATACTTCTCTGCATAAACATAGAGATGGTCGTCATACTTTGAATAGTAAGCAGTCAGGTAAACAGCAGGATGTCTAAATCCATGGTCATATCCTGTGATGAAATAACCTCTACCTGACTCAAGTGACATCAAATCAAACTCATTGACATGGCGACCACCTGGATTATAATCGAAGTTAGGGAATATTAAACCCTCTTTGACTGCAAAGAAATCTTCCATTGTTTCAGGGTACTGAGTCTTAACAGAAGATATATGGTCTGAGGTTTCTATCTGCTTCTGATACCATTCATCACTACGAGCAGGGTCGCCTCTCCATCCAATAAAGTAGAGCTTGGTATATTTATCTTTACCTAACCAAACATTCTTTACTTTTTCGTTGTAGTAAGAACCAGGCTCAGAAGTACCAATCTGCATAATCCAACCAATATCACCAGCTTTTTCAATAACTGGGGCGACATTCTTATACATCGATGCAAAGGAGGCATTGGGTTGCTTATCAATACCACCACACTCATCAAATATGACATAATCGGCAGTAGCACCAGCACCAGCAGTGTTGGCAGCAGGAAAAGACTTAAAAGTAGACCCATTAGAAAGTACAATCAACTCTTTATTTATTCTCTTAATGGTAGGCCAAACGATGCCTTCTATTTTGGGCAGTTGCTCAAGTTTAGGTTTAATCCTTCTCTCAAGAAAATACTCTGCATCATCAGACCTCTTAGAGAATATAAGACCCTCTGATTGAGGAAATTGAATGGCGTGCTTAACTGCTCTAGCCGAACCTATCTCTGAGAACCCACACTGCCTAGACTTGGGGTGAATAGTCTCATTAGAACCTTCTTTTTGCCATCGCTCTATCTTGTCGCACATTGATTTCTGAGAAGGCCATAGCTTGAAGTCCATGTACTCTTTGTTGCGTTGATCCCACAGCGTACCGAACATTTCAATGTATTCTGCTAGGGTGAGTCCTTTTATGAACTCTTGTAGACTATTACCTTTACTCATTAGGTTCATCCATGAGAGATTGTAGTTCTTTCATCATTTCTTTATGTTTAGCTTGACCATCTAAGAACTTTCGCTCTGCCTTAGTTAAATCCTTTGTAAACTTTCTCTGCTGCTTCCTGTTTTTGCACTGCAAGAAAGCCTTAACCATTGATTGTTCAATTACTGAATGTTGCTCCATCTTCATTTTCCTTTACTTGACTCTTAGTTGTGTCCAATAGGCGTTTTTGTTCTATAAACTTATTTAATGCGTTCGAGGTATCTTCATCAATATCACCATGAATTTGAGCTGTTGCCACTTCACCTGGCTTTGTCTGAAAGATTTTATCCTTCATCTTAACCAGCATCTCTTTAGCCTCACCTCTTCTTCTAGCATCATGGCTATGGAAGTTGTCAACAATGTCTTCACAGATCATTTGAGCTAAAGGTACTGAATAGGCTTCAAAGTATGCAGATGCCACTTTCCTTGCTTGCTTATTTACCACAGGCATTATAGGTGTATGATGCTCACCCCAAGTTTCAATGTCGTGTCCCATAAATGACTCCTTTTATTATAAGATAACATTTTTCATTGACAATCAAAATTTTATAGGCTATCATTGATGGAGCGAGTTATTAGTTCTTTCTCGTTTTTGCTCGAAAAGCCAACACTGTTTTTAGTCCTCTCAGTGTTGGCTATTTTTTTATTCTTTTTTAATAATAATACTTGCCATAAGACAACTCTTGACTTATATTTTAATAAGAACGACAACAGGAGGACTAAAATGGACTATTCAGCTTTACTAATACAGATCAAAGCTCTTAAAGCAGAAAATGCTCAACTCAAGCGTACAATCACTACCAATAAGAATAGAAGTATTGACAAATACTCTGTCTGTGCTACTGATTTAGATGGAATCTTAGATGATAGGAAGTTTGTATCAAAAGCAACTGCTGCTAAGTGGCTAGAAATTCCTAAGAGTACCTTTGACAATAGATTTAAAAAAGGAGTGCCTATGTTTGGGTTTATATTTGAGAAGTGTAACAAAGTCAAAGAGTGTAAGATTTGTGGAGAAGTAAAAGATACGAGAGCATTTACAATTAAACAACCAGGTAGATACAAGAACTACTGTAAACAATGTGGAGAGAACTAAGATGATTGATCAAATCAATGACCGAATGGAAGAGCTTTACGAAGCTATTAACGAAACTAAAAAAAGCATCAAAGAATATGAAAACGCTGGTGTAGTAAATATTGCAAAGACACAGGAATTGATTGAACTACAAATCCGTTACGAGGAGCTTAACTATTTGTACGAATGGCAAAGAAGACAAGACCTTAAAGAGATGAGAGCTTACTATGAGTTTTGATACATATTTGCATAGAGAGACTGAGGATTATATGGATGACTCAGGCACAGAACAAGTAGAAGAATTTTTTAAAGACTGCCAAGAGCTTACTGATGGCATTTATCTTACTGAGGATGGTGAGATAATTAAAGACCGAGAGGAATTTCAAATGGAGGATAGCTCACCGATTGAGTTTTATGATGAAGTAGACGACTCAGACGATTTATACGATATTGTTATTAGCCTAGCAGATGATGTTAAGCGACTTACAAAAGAAATTAAGGAGGCTAAAGATGGATTTTCTAAGTAGATATGAAGCACAACAAGATTCAGGTGGTCAATTTAACGATGCCTTAGACTCTTACCTAGAGGATAACTACACTCACCTTGATGGTGATTACTGGCTAGATGACGAGGGGCAAGTATTTACTTGCTCTGACGATGTCACCTTTGAGGGTGGTGAAGAAGGTGATGGATTCAAAGATTACAAGTCAATAGTAGAAGACTCAGAAGAGCTTGTAGAAGTGATACACACTTTGTCGGTTGAGTTTGCAAGTAGAAAAGAAACCTTATTAACCGAAATTACAAGATTGAAATCAGTGATTAAAAATTTAAAAGATGGTAAGTAATGAGCGATATATACAACTACAAATACGATAAAGACATTCTACAACTACTGACAGACCTAGACATTACTGGAAGAGACAAAGTTAAGGCATTATCAAATAGAAAACTGCTAGTTAATTTCTTAGACTATATTAAAAACTTTTCTAAACAAAAAATTACACCAATTAAGGCAACTACTAAGAAGTTTCCACGAATCGCTGTACCTAAAAACGACTTAGCCTTCATTAAAAATCTATTTCCAGAGTCCAAAGTGGTAGCCAACATAAATAATCAGACTATTTCGCTTAAATTACTACCCTACTACGGAGATAACAACAAATCTAAGTCATTTGTGAAGGTAAACAAGGAAACATTAGAGGTGGTGGATTTATTTACCTCCATATCCGAGTTAGCAAGGAAAATTGGAAGAAAAGGCACTTCTGTAAGGTACGCACTGGCAAATGGAAGTGAAGTTCTTGAAGATTACCACATTATCAGGTGTGAAAAGATTAAAACCTGCCCAATGTGCGAAGATTGGATCAGAAGTGAAGACAGAAATAGCTATACTCTCAAGGCAAATGGCGTAGTAACAGAATCAAGCCACTGCAAACCATGTGAACTTGATCATAAGAGAAGATTAAACAAAATTGGAAGGGAAAGAGCAAATGACAGCTAGAGACATAATATTAGAGCTAGCAAGAGACTATTATGGTGAGGGATCAATAACAGACAATTCCTTACTACAAATGTCCAATGATAGGCGAACATTTCAGAGAACAAAGCAGTTATTAGATGGGTATAACACTCAAAAGTCTCAGAAGAGCCAAATAGGGAGTAAATAGTGTGGATATTACCAAAAGACTTAATACAATCTCATTCTTTACGGGTTATGGAGGAATTGAACGAGGTATTGAACTTGCAGGAGAGCAAATCACACACATTGCCTCTTGTGAAATCGAAGCCTATTCCCAAGCGAACCTTATCAAAGAGATGGAAGCAGGGCGACTGGCTTCGCACCCTATTTGGACAGATGCTAAAACCTTCCCAGGAGAGCAGTTTCTTGGAAAAGTGGATTTATTCACTGGAGGATTCCCATGTCAGCCATTTTCAAGTGCAGGAAGTAGAAACGCAGACGAAGACCCAAGACACCTCTTTCCAGCTTGCCTCAGAGCAATTGAGTCTTTTAGACCTAATAGAATCCTCCTCGAAAATGTCGCTGGACTCATTAGTGCAAAACTCGGAGGAGATGGATGGTCAGACCCAAAAGGAACACCATTACTTATCCATGTCCTTAGAGAATTGGAAAGGAGAGGTTATAAAACAGCGTGGGGAGTATTCAGTGCGAGTGAAGCAGGAGCACCTCATCAGAGAAAAAGAGTCTTTATCCTTGGGGAGTTGGCCAACACCGATGATGTGGGATTGCAATCAAGGGGAACATTTAGAAGCCTTCAACAAGAGGGCAGCGACTCAAAAAGAAAAGGGAGTAAATCTTCACAAACCACTGAAAACAATAGTTCTTCACGATGCACAGAAGAATTGGCCAACTCCAACGGTAGCAGGATTAGTGGAGGGGGGAGTCTGCAAGGATGTCAGCCTAACAGACAAGGGATTCAAGGCAACAAGGCAAAGAACGAAGACTCAGTTCGGAGCGAAATGCAGAGATGCAGTTCTTTGGCACGAGAAGAATTGGCCAACTCCATGTGCGAGGGATCATCAAGACCCTTACGGAATACACAAGACATTTCGGAAGGATGGGAAGGAGAGACTAGACACTCTACCGAGACAAGTATATCAGAACGAGGATCAGAAGAATTGGCCGACTGCAACAGCGAGAGATTGGAAGGGGCATTATCCTCCAGGGAAACACATAGCATCCAACGGAGCGAACAGATTGAGTCTATTACCAGACATGGCCATATATGGCCCACAAGGCCAGGACAACCTCAAGGACGAATGGAAGAGTTTAGAGTTAAACCCAAGCTGGGTAGAGCAGCTAATGGGGCTTCCCACAGGGTTGAGCGACTTAGGATGTTGGGGAACGGAGTAGTTCCTCAAACAGCAGCAATTGCATGGAAAGTATTGAATGAGAGATTAAATGCCAGTAAATAACACCTATTTAACTAAAGATTTAAAGAGATTTCAGACACAAGCACAAAGGAAGATGATTCGGATGTGCAATGACTGCTCAGTAGGACTCGTAGTAGTGTATGTATGTAAAGAACACCAAAAGGAATGTATAGAAGATGAAATTTGAAGAATTTATAGCAAATGTAGAGAGATGGTCGGAGATTAGAGGGTTAAACACTGGCGACCCTCGTTCTCAGTACCTTAAAGTAGTCGAAGAGGTAGGTGAGATTGCTGCTGGACTAGCAAGAGACAATATTGAGCTAACTAAGGATGGAATTGGTGATACTTTCGTGACATTGATTATTTTAGCACAGAAATTAGGCGTAAATATTGATGATTGTACTGCAATGGCTTGGAATGACATAAAAGACAGGAATGGAATGATGGTCAATGATGTTTTCATAAAAGAAGCAGACTTTACAGATGCTCAACAGATAGCTTTTTCTCTTAGAGAGG